GAGATTCCCATGTCCGAAGTGTTCAAAACGCTGACGCTAGAGAAGGGTTACACCGCAGAAGAGTACCTCGCACTGCACTTCCTTGAGATCGACAAAGGGTTTGAAGTTCGTCGCTTGATCGAAAAGACGGCCGACCGAGAGGCTTCGATTGAGTATTTCAAGAAGGACTGCGGGAGCCTCTACGCCGACTTCATCGTTGAATCGGCAAAACTCCACGGGTTCGTCATGCCAGAGCCGCCAACCGCCGAGCCGGTGAAGCTCAAGCGACGAGATAAGCCACTGGACATGTTCGTCGCGCGCAAGGCTTTTCCGGTCTGCGCCATTCAGTTTCGCGGCGACAGTGTCACGAGAGAGGCGTTCGACAAGCTCAATGGATTCTGCGGAGGCAAGCTCGACGAGCCGTACTACTTCAAGCTGACGGACGGCACCGAGGTCATGGCGACCGGAACCGTGCTGCGGCTGTATCTCTCCGACAACCGGACGCGAGTCGTGCAGCCGTGGGACTGGATCGTCAAGAAAGACGGCGGCGACGTCTGCGTTATCAACGGCGATACCTTTGAACTCATGTTCACGCCGATGCAGATGCCCGACCTGTATCAAAAAGAAGAGTGAGTGTCAATTTCTGACACAACCAATGGCTCGAAAGTCTAAGTATCAACGCATCCTCGCCGACACCCTACTGAACGGTCGCGGCGACAACAAGCAGTCTGGATTACTACCTATGTCCATGTTCGTGATTACGACAACGAAGTTCGAGAAAGACGGCGAGCCGGTCAAGCGACTATTCCTAGCCAAGCTTCCTTCAATGAAGCGGAGCATGAAGCTAATTGCACGCGCGCAACTCTACGACGCGAAAGACGTCTGGACTGATAAGCTCGACGAGTGCGTCAAGTTCTCGGGAGAAGTGCAGGCAGTTGGAGCGGTCGACTTTAAGGCACTGCTTGAATGGGCCTTGCCGGGATATACGCCGCCGACAATCGCCAACTGCAACGAGTTCACTCAGCAAGTTGCGACGTCGATGGACATCTCAGAAGCTGACAAGAACGGCGAGCGTTTGAGTTCGTCGGATATCTCGGAGATGGCAGACTCGACCATGCGTGCAGCTATCGGCATCGAAAGGAAGCAGGACGCCGAAGAAGAATACGACTGGCGTCCCACTGAGAAAGTCCAGCCCAAGGCGGAAGTTGAAAGGGATTTCGGCTTAGAGAAAGGCTCGCTTGGTCTTGGTGACAATCCTCAACGGATCAGGCCGACCGTTCCATTCTGGACGATAAAGGGAACGCGAACGAGAACCGGGCGGGCGGCGTTCGTCGGATGGTTCGAAGAGTTCGACGGAACATCGGCAGTCGGCTTTTGCGATCACTTGGCAGATGCACTGAAGTTCGCAGAGCAGACCGGCAACACCGACAAGATTCTCGCCGCAGCAAAGGCCCACGCCAGCGGCGATGGTGAGGTGTACGATCTCAAATACTCAGTCGTCGAGCCGCCACCGGCGCGAGCGTTCGAAGACAGCCACGAACTCCACATCGAAACGACCGGCATGCACAAGGGGATCGAAGGCCCAACTCAGGGCAGCCGGATGATGCGAGATCGGCTCGACGCCCTGCAACGGGAAGTTGACGATCTGAACGTCGCTCTTGAGGACGAGCAGAAGAAGTCAGAGAAACTCGGAACCAAAGTGGCGAACCTACTCAAAACAATCGAAGTGATGTCGGAGGCCACATGAACACGACCTCAGAAATGACGTTGGCGATATTACTAATGCTCGGGTTCGCAGGGATGTGGCTCTACGAGCGACTAGAGCGGCTCAAGGCTAAGTCGGCACTTGAGAAATCGGAGTACCAATGCAGCCTCTGGAGGACCGGCCACGACCGAATTCTCAAGGCTCACACCGGATACACGACTCAGGCGGAAGCCGACATAATCCGACTCCAAAAGGAAGTGGACACTCTCAAAGAACGGCTCGAAATCGCCAAGATGATCTAATCATCACGGAGTCAATCATCATGCGAGACATCTACCACGCCGCCATCGACAATCGCTTCGGATTGACGCTGACGCAGTACAACATCTGGAAGTTCTATCGCAGCTACTTCCGCATGGAGAAGCGACCGCCAAGCTTCGCGGAAGTGAAGGCTGAGTTCGGACTTGCGTCAAACCGGCACGTCGAAGACAACGTCAAAAAGATCGTCGCAAAGGGAGGGCTCAGGCTTTCACCTCGCGGGGAGACAAACTTCTACCTGCCGGTGACGCACGACGGATCGTGTATTTGCTGCGGAAAGAAGGACGATTAAGCCTATTGCTTGACGAATAGTCATGGTTTATACTTGTCGCTAGCTGGATGGTCTTGGAGTGATGACCCAAGAATCTAACCCATCTCGCTAGCCCTCCTATGAGGCGAGCAACGCAGAAGATCGGCCCTTTAACCGGGGCCGGTCTTTTTTTATTTCCGCACTTGACCAAGCAACCCGTTAGGGTTATATTTCCTACGCAGCCCCATCAGGCTGTCGCAGTTCATGCGTAATGCTCATCGCTCATAGGACTACTCTTTATGCGTACCAACGCTGAAGTCGGGTTGTGTTCCGATGGAACCTTCTCCCGCGAAAAAGGAACCACGTTAAAGAACAGCCGGTGCAGGCGACACCGGAATCTCTCGTCTCCCCGAAAAGCTTCCCGACAGGGTTATCTCGGCAACGCGCAGGTAGTTGATCCTGCACCCCGCATGCGTCCGAGTCCGCAAGCTCATGTAGCAAAAAAAGCTGTATAAGGGGCAAGTATTAAAGGTCGTGCTTGCACGGCCCTGAGCTACTTGCTAGAGACGTCAGACTAACGCCCGCTCGGCGCTCATACCCATACATGAGCCTGGGAATGCGGTGCGCGCTGAACCAGAAACCCCTCTGTTGCGTAGTAGTCCGGAGTTGACATGCTTGCGATCATCGGTATCATTACAGCAGAAAGGAGCCCCGACATGTATTCAAGCCATTGCCCTAGCTGCAATTCAATCTTCTACGGTCGGACTCCGTCCGAGGCTGAGAACAAGCGGAGCATCCATCAGAACGCCGAGCGGTATCAGCGGAATGTCAGTGCGGAGTCGGTGTCAGCCGTAGTGGCGAACACAAGCAAGAATCCGAACCGACACGCAGGCCAGATCGTCAAGCTGCCGAACTTATCGAGAGAGCAGTTCGCCAAGCGTTGCAACGAAATTTTCAAGATGACGGCCCTAGAGGAAAAGACTCTCGCGGGCCTACTTTCACAAGCAGGAAGAGAAGCCAAATAGTGGCACTAAACAAAGAACTCGACCGCCGGGTATGGATGCACCAACTGACGCACGTCATGTACCGGATTACGGGACAGATGTACGAACCGAAAGTGCAATTCTCACTCGACGGCACCGACTGGCTGAACTCAAGCGAGTACGCGAACGTCCGTGACTTCGTGGACGACATTCGCAAGCAGAACATGACAATGCAGTTCGTACCCGAGCAGGGCGATCTCGACGGCGTGAACTCGATCAACAATGCGTGTGCGAAGGCTCTCGCTCAACTGCACGGCCAGAAGATCGAACACGAAACCAAGCACAGCAAGGGGCTCCGCGAGGGGAAGCGGGCGGCATTACTGATGGTGAAAAAGCTCTGCGAAGAGTACCTGTCGCGAGCCGTCACGACACCGGCCGAAGCTCAAGAGAACGCCGCACTAGCCGAACAAGCCGCAGTCGAGTAGTCAGATGCCGTCATGTCCAGTGTCAGTCGGCGACAACCTGTACTACGCTCGCGTAGAGTCGATGTGGGCTGGTGATCAGCTTCACTCGGCGAACGTCGTCGTTGATTCGTTCTTAGTGCTTGAGAGACGAAGGGGCTTTTACGTGTTAGATCGTGCGCCAGCGATGTCGCCCGGTCAGGTTAAGGTCAGCATCGAGTCAAAGCAGGATTCGGAACTACAGCCTTCAAGAGAGGCCGCAGTAGTTCGCCTGTACAAGAAAATGATCCGCCGACTCACGCTCGTCGCATCACATCCGGACGTTGTGTCCGGTCGAGTGAGCGAAGCATCGGCGATCTTGGAAGGGTTGTCATGAAGGAAGAGAAGAGCTATCGAACGGTCGTTGAATTCAAGGGCAAGCTTGCTGGACCGGAGTACGGCAAGCCAAGACCATTCGCCACGCTAAATGCCCGGCCGCATCTCGCACCGCACGGCCGCAATGTCTTGGTCGAGCCCGAAGTAAAGGGCGAGGAAGTCAGCACCGGCGGCATTGTCATCGCCCAAACCGAGAAGCCAGCGTTCGACGAACTCGTCAAAGGCGTCGTGCGTGCAGTAGGTAAAGGCGGTCTATCGCAAGAGGGATGGGCGTCAAAGGAAGAGGGCGAGTACGCCAAGCCCGATCCGTCGCTCGTCGGTAAGACGGTCTTCTATAAGAAAGTGAACGCCAATACCGTTCCTTTCGATGGCAAAGCGTTCGACATTATCGACTGCGAAGAACTCGTCGCGGTCGAAGTCTAGTTCAGGGATTCGGTTTTCAACAAGCATCGCAATTAGGAAGTCAGGGTATGGCAAAGAAGAAGGCAGCAGCACCTGTCGCAAAGGCGTTACCAAAGCCAAAGCCGAAAGGCATTACAGTCGGAACGCAACTGCGAGCCGTCATGAACAAGTCCGAGTTGAGCAATTACCGCATAAACTTGGACACCGGCATCGACGAGGCAACGCTGTCTCGGTTCCGCACCGGAGACGCCGGTATGCGGCTGGAGACGTTCGAACGGCTTTGCATTTACCTGGGCGTAGAGCTTAGGATGAAGGTGCAGTAGCCGTCCCAATACACGGGCAGTGAAGCACTCAGCCGCCATGCTCCACGACGAGTATGGCGGCTGTTTTCATTTGCAGGGAAAAGGCGATTCTGTATGCTTTGAGAGTCTGTCCCCAAATTCTCAAAGCGCAGAAGGAACCAAATCGTGGGTATCAAAGATCGCATTGCAGCGGCGAATGACGGCGGAAGTGACGATCAGGACGATGAACTGGAAGGCGACGACCTACTGGAATCGTTTGCCGCAGGCAGTGAGGACGTCGCCGACGAAGCCGAGCCGATGCCTTCTTGGATGAAGGACGAAGAGGAGGGCGACGAAGAGGTTGACCCACTACCAGACAGCGGGCCTCCGCTTGAGGACGAAGACGAGGAGGCAGAGGAAGACGCCGTCGAGCCGGATGTGTCAGATTCTGACACCGACGTGGAAGAGGAAGTCGTCGAGCCGGAAGTCGAGACACCGGCACTGGACGCCCTGAGAGACGTTGGCTTTGAGACGGATGGGCTCACCGAATCTCAGGCGGCAAAGAAGCTTGGGAAGGAGTTCAAGTCGTTCGCGTCTCACTGGAATCAACTCGTAGCCACATCCCGGCAAGCGAGTGAGATGATCCCGCATGCCGAAGACTTCAAGAAGTACCTTGAAGACAAGAAGAGCGGGAGCCTCAAGAAACCGGACGATTCTTCGCCCGCGACACCCGAAACCAAGTCGACGATCAAGGACGCACTGTCGAGCGTCGAGACGCTGCTTGCGGGCCAGAAGCCAGAGCCGGAAAACAACCCGACATGGCAGTCGTACATCTCGTCCCGGCAGATCATTTGGGACGGAATGAATTACGTTCCGGCCCCGAGCGCGCAGCACCTTTCGGGCATCGCCGAGAAGCTGAACACCCACGAATCGTGGAAGAACGATCAGCTAAAGCTCGCGATGCGGACGCCGGAAGCACTGCGAACGATTGCCAAAGCTCTCGCGGACGGCGGCGTCAGTTCGAAGGACGCAACCGGCCTCACGATGGAGCAAGTGCAAGCTCATCTGAAGGTGCAGGCGGAAGAGGAAGCCGACTCCCAGTTCACTCAAAGAACTCTCTCCAACAACGCCAAGTGGATGTTCGTCCACAACAGGGACGGCCGGATCGCAACGCACCCGATCACCGGGCTGAAAATCCTGACGCCGGAAGGTGTCGCGTACACGCAGGAGTTGGTGCAGCTTCAGAAAAAAGGCATCACCGACTCCAAGGATCAGCACTTCTACGCCCTCGTTACGGTCGCCGAACAGCTTCGCCGCAAGGGATTCAACACGGACGGCGAGAAAGAAAAGACGCCGCCGCCCGCCGCCGGGCCAGGGGCAATCCGGCCTGCAACACTCGCCGGTCCTGCCGGAAATGCCGCAAAAACGCCCGAAGACAAGCGAGTTGCCCTGCTTCGCCAGAAGAAGAACCAAGCCGCAAATCAACCCAACAAGCGGCACTCAGGAAATTCTGGAGAAGAGGAGAAAATCGGTAGCGGCAAGCCAGTCAGTTTTGGCAACATGTTGAAAGAAGCCTTCAAACGTGAAGGCATCGGCGGGAAGTAATCGATCAGAGCGTTTTATTTTTTACTCGTTCGCAACTCTGATAAGCGAACGACAGTCGGCCAGAAAAAGGGAATTGCAAGATGCCTTCAGGTGTTTCGACAGATTGGAGCCGGGTAGTCAATACCACGCTCCGCAAATACCAAAAGGAAGCTGAGCCGACGCTTGTTCGGAACCTGCCCTTGACGGCGGTTCTCGGTTCGAGCGGTCGGATCGAGACGAATGTTTCCGGTGACGGCTACGACTGGGCGATGGAATACCAACGCGCCCAAGTTCAAGGCAATTCCGGCAACACGTCCCTCACCTTCGACGCCGTTGATCGGTACATCCGCGCCTTCATGGAGTATCGCGGCTACGTCGCGACCGACTCGCTCAAGAAGCGGGACTTCCTCAAGAACCGCTCGCCGGAAGCCCTCATCAAGTACTACGACAAGATGGGGCCGAAGCTGTTCGAAGACATGGAACGGCAGTTCGCCGTCGAGCAGTACATCGACGGCAATGCGAGCGGTAACTCCGAACGCATTCACGGTCTGGAATCGATGTTCGGTGTCGGCAGCGGGCAAACGGTCGACGTCACGACGGGCGTCATCGGTGCGTACGACGCGGCCGATTACGTCTTCGCTCCCGACGACACGTACGCCGAAATCGACACCGACCTCGGTGCGTACGGCGGTGCTTGGAACTCGGGTTCGTGGCCGGATTCGGGCGAAGGCTCGGATACGTACGACTTCGCGTCTCCGATCATCGTCAACTACGAGTCGACCGCGTTCGGCGGCTCGTCGGCGACGTGGCGTTACAACGGCTACGAAGCGATCCGCTTCGGCGTCACTGCAACTCAGAAGGATCAGAGCGCGAAGGGCATCGCCGACATGGGCATGCTTGATCGTCGGCTCTACCGTCTGTTGAAGACAGACCTGAGTTCGCGGGAAAAGATCGAGGTCACGGCTTCCAACACGAAGCTGCGTTCGCTCGGTTTCCGCGACAGCATCGAGATTGACGGTTGCTCGATCATGGGCGTGTTCGGCGTCCCGGCCGGTGTCGGCTACTTGCTGAACACGAACCACGTTCGGCTCGTCTCGATGCAGAAGAAGTTGTTCGAGATCGAAGGCCCGGTTTGGGACATGCAGACCCGCTGCTACCGAACCGTCGTCGACTTCCTCGGCAACCTTATCTTCGATTCGCCGAAGTATTTCTGCAAGCTGCGGGCCGCGACCTAATACGTCGCAGTCCGACGCCTGACAGATTGTTTGATAAGCCCTGTGCTGCCGCCCGGTTGGTTCTTCCGCGTCAACCGGGCGGCACTCCTAAATGCGGATCAGTTGAGAGTCACAAATGTCACACTTTGACCAAGGCGAGTTCGGTCGCGGTCGCACGTTCTGCGGCCCGGTGAACACTGTCGCCACGTCAGGAACTCTGCCGGGAGTTGATCTTCTCGGCGTCGAAAAATGGTTCACCGACACCATCCCAGGGTCGGCTCCGACCGGGCGCAGTAAGCGCAAGGTTCTCTGCCGTCTCGTCCGGAACTCGTCGGGAATCACCTTGCTGCCCAAGCGCGGCGTGTCGTTCAAAGCCGGGACCAATGGGACCGAAGTTGACGGCTACACCCGCACGACCGGCCAAGGTGACTATGCTGTCACCGATGAGTACCTCCCGGCTGCGGGCGTACGCAACGGCGACGTGTTTTGGGTCGTCATGAAAGGCCCTGCAATCGTTACGACGACGATGGTCGCCGACGCGACTTGCGTGATTCCTGCTGCGGAGCTAGTCATCGCATCGACTGCCGCCGCCAGCACTGCGGCCACGACGGCCGGTCGGTTCGAAGTCTACGCGATTGCCAGCCCGACGACTGCCGGTATTGCTTTGCAGAACCACAAAAACACGGCCAATGCTCTCGGCCGTGCAATGTCTGCGAAGACGACCGCCAATACTAACGCCGATATCCTCATCGACGTTCAGTACCATTCGTAAGCGAGAGAGCCTCACAATCACCCGGCGGCAAGACCCCAAATCTTGCCGCCGGTTTTTATTGCCCAAAGCGAATTCAACATGCAAAGCAGAAAGTACAAGGTATTCTTCGCGTTCTTCCCGTACGGAGGAAACGGCGGATCACCAAGCGAACACCCCGCAGTTCGAACTTGGTTCGCCAAGACCCTCCTCACTCTCAAAGAGAATCCGCTCGTCCACGACTTTTGCTGGAAGGATTTTGACGACACGCCGATCACGATGACGCGGAACCAAGCAGTGCTTGCCGCCCGTCAAGTGAAGGCCGACATTCTCGTCATGATCGACAGCGACATGATCCCTGATCTCTACTTGCTCGGCGGCGACTATTCGAAGTCCGGTCACGCAGTCGGGGCCAAGCCATTCCTGCCGCAAGCGATTGATCTCATCGATCAATACTACGAGACAGGCCCGGTCATTGTCGCCGCTCCATACTGCGGCCCGCCGCCGGACGAGAGCCCGTACGTCTTCGTATGGGAAGAGTCCCCGTCAGAGGCGGCAACGCCCGATCTGAAGCTCCGGATGATGACTCGCACCGAAGCGTCCATGCGAACCGGCGTCAGTTCAGCAGCAGCATTGCCAACTGGACTGATCGCGTTCGACGTTCGTGCGTTCAAATACACCGAACCACAAGAAGGCGGGCGAGGCTGGTTCTACTACGAGTTCGACGACCACTACCATGCGGCAAAGGGTGGGACCGAAGACGTCATGGCGACGAGAGACTTGTCGCTCGCCATTCAAACCAAGCTTGGCTACAACCCGCTGAAAGTGACGTGGGATTCGTGGGCCGGGCACATGAAACCGCGAGTCGTCGGCAAGCCAACGCTGACGTACGCAAGCTCTGTCGACGCCCGATACCGGAAGGCGATTGAAGAGGGTGCGAACCACAACGAACGAATCGTTGAGATCGGTGAGTTGCAGCCGCGAGTCTAGCGGCGTTCCTTTTTCCCTTGCACTCTGCCTAGCTTTGGGCAGAATTTGGGGACCGGCGGCGATGGGGTTTCGCACTCCATCGTCGTCGGTTTTACAAGCAGGAGGCAACCACATGGCCCAACACCGCGGTCGTGCCAGCGTAGACGGCAAGCGAGAAGAACTACGCAATAAGGCACTGGAACAAGCTGTCGCCGTAACCACGGCCAAGGGTAGCGTTCTGCGCCAAGTCCACGCATCAGACCTTGCCGCCGAGATGCTCCGTGTCTTCAAAGGACCGGGCGGATTGGCCCGCAGAATCTACATTCAGTTCCTTAAGGCTCCGAATGGGAGTCACACGCGAACCAAGATTCTCGACATGGTCGCCAAGTTCGTTCTCGCCGACAGCGCCCACAATAATGCACCGGGAACGCAGATCACGGACATGGATGATGCCGAGATCGAACGGGAAATGGAGCAGATGATCGGCGGTGCCCGGGAGGGTGACGCAGGCGATCCGGATCAAGCCGAAGCAATCGAGCTGGAAGAGAGAATCATCGCCGACGAGATGGAAGACCCTGAGATTGCCGAGATGGAATCGGAGATCGCCGCGATGGAGAGCAAGGAAGACGACAACGGCGATATCATCGTAGTGCCTGACGAAGACGAGTCTGCGAGATCAATCAGCAACCTCGTCGGAAGACTCGATAGCAAGCTCCGCAAGAACCGCAGGAAGTAATGGAAGATCAGTTCTCACTCCCTGACCCGAAAGACCTTCCGCGAAAGCCGAAGCCGGTCGAAGAGCCGCCGTCGCCTCGCAAGCTTGCCGCCATGCGTGCCGCCGCTGAAATAGCAGAGCGTCGTCGCAAGGGTGGCCCCGTCAAGAACGCGAAGTACGGCGTGGCGCATGAGATCGCATCGGACGTGGAGAAGCTTGAAGCTCACTGGGACAATCGAGCCAAGCTTGAGATTCCGAAGCAGATGGAACAGAGCGAACTGAAGCTCAATATCTCGGATCGTAATCGAATCCGCGAACTAGCCATCGAAAGGATCCGCCGCCGCAATGAAGCGTTGCGGTTATGGAACCCGATGCCAGAGCAGGAGAACTTCCACAACTGCACGGCGTTCGAACGCAGCATCATCGGGTCGAACCGATCAGGCAAGACAACCTGTGCCGCCGTCGACTTCGCAAAGATCGTGACAGGGCAGCATCCGAAGTTCTCGGGAATCAAGACTCCGCTCAAGAACGGTGCCGCCGCAGTCGTCGGCTTCGATTGGGATCACATCGGTCGCGTCAATTACAAGAAGCTGTTTGCTCCCGGTTCGTTCAAGATCATTCGCGACAAGATCACGAACGCTTGGCGGCCGTACATTCCGCTTACCGACGAAGACCGCAAGGCGGAAGCAATAGACGCCCCTCCGTTGATTCCAAAGCGGTTGATCAAGAAGATTGCTTGGAAGTCGCGGGCGCTTGGACAGCCAAAGCTCGTCACGCTGAAAAGCGGCTGGACGATCAGCTTCTTCTCGTCGGAAGGCGAGCCGCCGCAGGGCGATGCGTACCACTTGGTCTGGTTTGATGAAGAAATTCAGAACCAGAAATGGTACAGCGAAATCGCAATGCGTCTCGCTGATAACGATGGCTATTTCATCTGGTCGGCAACGCCGCACGTCGGTGGAGACGACTTGATTGACCTGCACAATCGGTCGGTCGAGCAGATGACGCACGAAAGCCCAATGACGAAGGAGTTTAATCTAACCCTCTTCGGCAACTGCCATCTCTCCGAGGCAACCAAGCAACGAGTCGTCGAGAAATACAAGAACCGTCCGGAAGACTATCGCGTCCGCGTGCTTGGTGAATTCGCGGTCAAGGCATTCAAGGTCTATGGCGAGTTTTCGAACCACATTCACACGTTCGACCCGAAGGAAGTGTGGAAGAAAACGGGCGGGCAAGTCCCGGCGAACTGGAGCAAATACGTCGCAGTCGACCCAGGCAATACCGTGTGCGCCGTGCTGTTCCTTGCCGTCCCGCCTCCGGAACTCGGCGAGAACTACTACATCTACAAGGAACTCTACATCGAGAACTGCAACGTAGAGAAGTTCGCCAGGGCCGTCGAAGAGAACACCAGAAGCGCATCGTTCGAAGTGTTCGTGATGGACATGCAGGCCGGTCGTTCGACGCAGATCACCGGCGGGACGAGCGTCGAAGGGCAGTATCACGAAGCCATGAAGGAGGCCGGTGACGCCAAGGTGGACGTCTGGTCGCGGTTCAAGAATCGATTCTTCTGGCCGGGCTCAAACGACTTGGACGCGGGAATCACCGAAGTCAAGACGTGCCTGTACATCGATTCGATCACCGCACTCCCAAGGCTCTTGCTTGCCAAGGACAGGTGTCCGCACCTAGAACAAGAGTTCGACCGCTATCAGTACATGAAGAAGGACGGAAAACTGACTGACAAACCGAAGGACAAGTGGCATCACCTGCTAGACTGCCTTCGTTACTTGTGCTGCTTCCGGCCGACGTGGGCAAAGCCGAAACCCGTCGAGCAGGAAAAAACAGCCGCTGTCAAACGCTTTCTCGAAAAACAGAAGAGAGCTAATGCAGCGTCTCGCGAGGGTGTGGTAAACTTCGGCCCAGGTGGTTCTAAAAGACTGGCGTCGGCTTGACGCCAAAGGAAAGGTTTGCAATGGGAGACAAAGCGTTACGAGGATTGCCGGGGGATGCACAGCTAGTCACGCCTGCCCGCGTGAAACCAAAGCTCGTCGCCCCTCCGGTTCGCGTGCCAGTCAAGGTCGGATATCGGGTCGTTTACTATGTCGATTGCGACATCTTGAATGGCGGTCATTTGGGCGATTGCGTGAAAGTGGAAGGCGACACGATTGCGATTCGCGTGGCATCAGGGGACGGCGTTCGTACGTTCTCGTCGGTTCGTCACGTCAGCAATCCGCTCATCAACGACGAGCGAAAGCGTAAGCTTGGCTGTTGGGATTACGCCGAGACTCGCGAGACGGTGCTTGTCGCCGAACTCACCGAGAACCTCTCTCGGGCCTTGAATCGGATCGAGATTCTTGAGCAGAAGGTCGAAATCTTCCTGCCCAATACGGACGACGCCGCCGACGAGATTCCGGATCGTGAAACCGGGAGCCTGCCGCTGCCGCCGAACGACCCAGGCGAAGACGAAGAATTCGAAGAGACGGACGACCAAGACGAAACCCCGTAAGCTCCCGTGTGTCAGATTCTGACACCGACGAAAGGCAGCAATGGCAGAGACGACTCTTGACTACGGCCCGGTTCGGGACACCGAAGCCGAGAAAGAACGCGATGCTAACGTCAAGGTCGAGTCTTCGATCAAGGCGTTAAAGAATTCGTGGAAAAAGATGATCGACTCTGCTTGGGAATTCAAGCAGGAGGTATTCGGCGACGATGCCGCCGAGGCACTCTCATTCTTTGGCAGCGACCACTCGTTCATTTGGGATGCCGACCCCGAATCGGGTGGCGCTGCCAAAGACTTGAAAGACGCACCAGGGTTCACGATGACGTACAACATCGTGGCCGAGTTGGTGCAGATTTTCGGGCCGTACATCTACCATCGCAATCCGTTTCGGCAGTGCAAGCCGACCGAGCCTCTTGAGTTCCCGAGAGAGGCAATCGTAGACCCGCTGCTTGAGTTCCAAACTCAGCAGGCGATGCAGTCGCTTCAGCAGGCGATGGGTCAGGCGGCTGGACCGATGATTGACAACCTTGTCAACGTCGGCGGCATGAATCCGCAAGAGGCTCAGCAGAAAGCAATGCAGGCGGTATCGGCCGACCCGCAGTTCGCCGAGCCGCAGCAGAAGATCGCGGCGATGAGTCAGGAGTTGATGTCTCAAGACGAGTCATACAACACGATGCTCGCCTCGCAGCGCAAGTCGACTGCGAACAAGTCTGCACGCGCACTGATCATGCAGAAGATTCTGAATTACACGCCCAATGAACTCGGCCTGCGAGCCAACTCTCGAAAGGTTGTCGACGAAGCGATCATCAAGGGCATGGGCGTTTGGTGGACCGAACTGAAACTGTTTGAAGACGACGACCGCACTCTCGTCGGCAGCTTCTACGACTCAATCGACAACTTCGTCAGTGATCCGGACGTGTCGGACTTCGAAGACGCGACGTGGGTTGCTCGCCGCCGTTGCGGCCCGCGATGGCAAGTCGAGAAGAAGTTCAATAAAGAACCGGGCTCGCTTGAAGCGAACTACAAAAGCCGGTCGAACACGAAGGCACGCGCTCGAACTGACAACAACGACGCTTGGTCGATGCCAGCGTACAAGGTCGAAGAGACGGATACCGAGACGTCGAATGACTTGATCGTCTACTGGGAAATCTACTCACGCATGGGCATCGGAGCCCGCTTGAAGGGATTCCCGAAGGACATCGCCGACAAGATCGACGCATTCGGCGATTACTGCTACATCGCGATCTCGGAGTGTTCAGATTACCCGCTGAACTTCACCGCCGAAGACGTCATGACCAAGGACGAAGAATCCCTATTCCTCGATATCTCATGGCCGATTCCGTTCCACAAGGACGGGCAATTCCCCTGTACCCCGCTGGTATTCCACTGGGTTCCGAACTCCCCGTACGGGATGTCGCACGTCAAACCGGGCATCGGAGAACTGAAGTTCCTTGACTTCGCGATGTCGCACTTGGCGGCAAAGATCGAGACGTCCTGCACGGATATTATCGGCGTTCTCAAAGCCGCCGGTGATGACATCAAAGCGGCGCTCAGTGCCAAGTCCAAGAACGGGCAGAAGATCATCGAGATCGAAGCCCATTACGGCAAGAGCGTGCAAGAGTTGGTGAGTGTGTTCCAGCGACCTCCGATGAACGGAGATATCTGGCAAGTCGTCGCCGCCGTTGCTGCAAGACTCGACCGTCGACTCGGGCTCAACGACCGCGTGTTCGGCATGGGTGGAACGGAGAGCCGCAGTGCTGCGGACTCCAAGAACCGTCAAGCTGCATTCTCGATTCGCCCCGAAGACATGGCGAACATCGTCGAAGAGCAAGCCACGGTTCTCGCACGCAAGGAAGCTCTCGCAATCGCATGGTTCATGACGCCGAAAGACGTCACGCCAATCGTCGGCGAAGAGGCGGCGTTCCTGTACGAGAAGCTCATCTACGATCAGGAAGACCCAACGGCGATTGTTCGCGAGTACGACTACCGCATCGAAGCGAACTCGATTCGCCGCCCATCCGTCGAGAAGGATCAAGAAGACTTCGCTCAGATGACGAACGTCGCTCTGCCCGTACTCAGCCAGTACGCCATGTCGACCAACAACTACGAGCCGCTCAACGAATACTTCCGCAAGATGTCAGCCACGTTTCCCGGCATGGAAATGAAGATCAACCTGACGCCGATGCAGCCGCCACAGCCTCCGCAACCGACGCCGGAACAGATGGAGATGATGCGACTGCAAACCGAGCGAGAGAAGTGCAAGCTCAGCGCTCAGGTTCAGCAGGCAAAGAACCTCGAAGCTCAGATGCTGCTTGCCGAGCGTCTTGTGCTTGCGAAAATGCAGACCAGCGACATCGACGTCGAGAAGCGAGAACAGCTTGCGAAGCTCGAAATCGAGACGGCCATCGAAGCGATGGAGCAGCGTGTCCACGATGCCATGTTGCAACGGCAGCTTGACGCCGACGAGCATGAGCAGGAAATGAAGCAGGATCGTGAAGCTTTCGAAGTAACGAAGACCGCCAACAAAGAGTCTGACGGTGGGGCCAAGATGATGACCAACTACCGAAGGGACTATCGGGGATACCGATAAATGCCAGAGCTTGTGTTTGAGAGCGAAGCGAAGCTGCGAGAGTTCGTCAGCGAGCTTCCGACGATCAGCAATGACGAAGCGATTCAGATGGCGTACATGCGAATGCGGCTTGACGGTCAAGCCCATCCGTTCGCGGAGATGTGCGCATTCCGTACGCCGCCGGGAACCAAGAACACTGACCGGGCATTCCAAGAGAACCAGATCAGCAGGTACACCGGCAAAGAGCCGTGGATGAAGCAAGCGGTTCGGAAGTACAAGGCAGCTACGGGGCATGACATCCCTAAAGGTGCCATGTACATCTCCCAGTTGGCTAAGGAGCCGAACGATCCGCGTGCCTGGGTGACGGACCTGGGCGACGTCAAGCGTCGGCTCAGGGAACTAGGCCACGGATGCGACGACCTTGGCATTGCACCCGTCGAAATGGAGCCGATTCGCGTCAAGTACGACGAGGCTCTGATTCAAGAGCGAATGCGGAAAGCGGTTGCTAAGCCCGAGAATATCGGAAAGAATGCAACCGACATTCGCGAAGCGATTATCGAAAAGCATTCATACAGCGGAGCCGGATAGAAATGGCACAGTCAACAATCGGCCCGAACAATAACGACAAGGACTGCATGGGCTCGGCCGGGGCCAGCTTCCGACGAGGAGCCGACCTGTCCATCGAGTTCACGCTGCCAACCAGTGCCGCGAATGCGATTGTTTTTCCGTTCGCCGGGTACAGCGGCGGTCGGCTGATCTTCATCAGCGCGGACGCAGCAGGAACGGTCGCTTGGTACGAGACGCACGACCCTGCCGTTGCCGTCTACAAGTCGCACGACAAGGATGGTGCCGCGATCACGCAAGCCCTAACGAACATTGACGCACTGAATGCAGCGGCCGGAATCGAGATTCCACCTGAGCTTTTTGGTTGCGGCTGGATTGCACCAATCGGAAGCACTGGAACGATCACCTGCCGACTCTTACTGAAGAAGTAAATCGCAATGTCGCGAAGCCAGCAAAACCTAGCGGGGAGATATGGCGACAGCACTGAGTCTGCCGAGCCCGACTCGGCGCAGATGCTGTCTGAGGATAGCCAGGATTTACTCACCGAAGATAGCATCGAACTGTTTACCGAAGGGTAGTCAATGTCCGTCAAAATTTCCGACCTAACGGCAGCGACTGCCGCCAGCCTAGACGCAGTCACTTCGCTAATCCCGGTCGTCATTACGGCTGACGCCGTAAACGGTACGAAAGCGATCCCTGCGGGCGAACTGGCCGACTTCGTTGTAGCCAGCATCGGGGCGGGCGAACTCGCCGGTACTGTGATTACTACGGGCACGCTCGACGGCACTGCGATTGCTGCTGGTACTTTGACTGCTACGGAAATGGCGGCTGGTGCGGCTGCTGCAAACATCGCTGCTAATGAACTCACCGCCGGGATGCTTGCTGCCGGTGCTGCTGCGGGCAACATTGGTGCCGGTGAAATCGCTGACACGATGCTCGCTGCGGGTGCCGCTGTCGCTAACATCGGTGCAGGCGGGATCACCACGACGGAAATTGGTGCTGGTGCCGTCGATCTTTCAACGCAAGTGACCGGCACGCTATCGGGTGCGAGCGTTGGGCTGACCTCCGGTGCCCTCCTCGTCGGTGATGTTACCAACGCCGGTAGTGACTTGGTACTAACGTCGGGACAAATCATCGTCGGGAGTGCGGCAGGGATTGCTACGGCAGTTGCTGTAAGTGGTGATGCAACGATGGACGACACGGGTGCGTTCACGGTCGCCGTCTCGCTTGGTGGGCTTGCAGTTACTACGGGTGCATTGGTTACGGGTGCTGCCGGTGTTGGTTCGGAGTTGATGCTTACGGCGGCTCAGATTGTCATTGGTGACGCGAGTGGGTATGCCTCAGCCGCAACGATGAGCGGTGATGCAACACTAAGCGACACTGGCGTGCTTACACTTGCTGCCGGGGTTGCGGTTGCGAACATCGGTGCGGGCGGGATTACTTCCACCGAGCTTGCTGCTGGTGCTGCTGCTACAAATATCGTTGGTGGTGAGCTTGGCCCAGCCGTCATCGCCCTCCCACAAGGACAAATGATTGTCGGTGACGCTGGTGGTACGGGTCTCGCTTTAGCACTCACCGCCGGTCAGATTATCGTTGCTGATGCGAGTGGATTCGCCGCAGCCGTCACGATGAGCGGTGATGCAACCATCAGTGATGCTGGCGTGCTTACGTTGTCTGCTGGTGCCGCTGTCGCTAACATCGGTGCAGGCGGGATCACCACAACCGAAATTGGTGCTGGTGCGGTTGATCTTGCTACGCAAGTCAGCGGCACGTTATCAGGGGCTAGCATTGGGCTGACCTCGGGAGCCCTCCTCGTTGGCGATGTCAGCAACGCCGGTAGTAACTTGGTGCTGACGTCGGGGCAAATCATCGTCGGGAGTGCGGCAGGGATTGCTACGGCAGTTGCTGTAAGTGGTGATGCAACGATGGACGACACGGGTGCGTTCACCATCGCCGTATCGCTTGGCGGCCTCGCAGTCACAACTGGTGCTGTGGTCGTTGGTGCTGCTGGTGTCGGCTCAGAGCTAGTGATCACCGATGGTCAGATGATTATCGGCAATGCAAGCAGCGAAGCGGTCGCGGTTACGATGGGCGGCGACGCCACGATTGATAACACAGGTATTGTTAGCGTCAACTCGTTGCAGGCCGGTGTTGCTGCGGGCAATCTCGGGACCGACGAGATTACCGAAACGATGATGGCTACGGGATCGGTCGACCTCGCATCGGATACCGTCACTGGCTTGTTGCCACTGGCGAATCTCGACATGACTTGGGTGGACAGCGAAGTTCCGACCGGCACGGTCAACGGCACGAACGACGTGTTCACGCTTGCGAACACGCCCATCACTGGAAGCGAGCATATTTACGTCAACGGCTCCCGCCAATCACCGACGACCCATTACACGATTGCCGCTGATGAAATTACGTTTGTCACGCCGCCGTCGAACGGGGCTGACTTGCTGGCCGACTACCGCTACTAATACTCGCTAGCCTCGCCGAGAGCGTGACGGGAAGCTGAAATGTCCGACATTCAATACCGCCTAGTCGACTCGATATCGTTCGCACCTGAGATCATTACGTTCAATGATCTTTTGGTGCAGATGGTCGATTTTGCTGGAGCGAAAATCTCAGACGTCAACGCCCGTAACTGGAAGAACGGAATCTCCGCTGCAATGCGGAAGCTTGCGTCGATGCGCGACTGGAAGGCGTACATCACGCAGTACACCTTCCAGACGAACCCGAGTGAATCCGTCGTCGGATGGTACAACCATACCGGCGGTGGCTACGAGCGGTTATTCACGGTCACGACCGGAACGGCCCCGACGTGGATCACATACGGAACGATTCTCTACGGCGGCAAGGTCTATGAAGTCGACGAGATCAAGTCGTCAACGACATTCACGCTGACGCTTCGCAATAATCCCGGTGCAGACTTGGGCAGCGGCGGCTCGCCGGTGACTGTCACCGCGTATAGGAATTACTACCCGCTGCCCGCAGACTTCCTGCGAATGATGACGGCATTCATCAACAACGGCGTCACGCTGAACTACGTTCCGCCGCAAGACATTGACTTCATGGATCGTGCCGTTCGAAGCACCGGAACGCCGTACGATTACACCATCGTCAGCAGTCCGAAGTTCGTCGGCCAGCAGTTGATGCGGCTGAATACAAGCTCAACAACCGCCAAGACAGTGGCGCTTTCGTATCGCAGGTATGCACGCCAGTTGAAGCGATCAGGGTACGGAACGAACGAGAGCGGAGCGACGGCCAGCGTCGTCATCGCAACGGACGCGAATCGAGTTGCCGTAAGCGCATACACCCCCGCCGAGAGCATGATCGGATGCGTCCTGAGAATCAGTTCAAGCACGGCTCTTCCTGATGGTAACTGGGGAAGCAATCCATACGTGCAGCAGCGAGTAATCACTGAGGTCAATGTCAACTCGGGGCATCTCTACACCGACCGCGACTTCTCGGCTGACTTCACGTCAGTCGGGTACATGATCACTGATCCGGTTGATGTCGCACCGTACATGATTGACGCCCTGATTGCACGGTGCCGAGTCGAGTTCGCGAGACAGCAACCGAAGCAGGCCAACGAAATTCTCGCCCTTGAAGCAGATTGGCGTGAGCAAGTAAACAAGGCAATGGAGTCGGATTCGTCGTACCCGTCGCTGTGGGATGGGCCTATAATCATCGACCGAATGCACATTCAGCCGTAGCCCTCTGTAAAATTCTGACACCGCCATGCCACGCGATCCGCAAAGATTCAAGGGGTTGATGACCAACATCGACCCAAAGGATATCCCGAACGGGTTCACAACCGTACAGAAGAACCTCGGGAACTTCCGCCCAGGGCGGCTCGACGTTCGCGGAGGCGTGCTTCCACTGCTGCGGTACTGGACCGATGTGACGGCAGGATCGGGGCAGCTACTGAACGTATTCGGCTGCACAAACGCCGATTCAAAGTGGGTTGCATACCAGCGAGACGATGGCGTTGTTCGTGCCATCCGAGACGGCGGCGAGTCCGCTGATTTCATAACCGGACTCGATACGGATCACCCGGCCGTCATGTACCGCGATGCGATGGATGGCTTGCTCGTCTACAACGGACTTGAGCGAGGCTATCGATGGGATGGAACATCCTCCACGGCTGAACTTGCTGGCGTCTCGTCGCCGGAAGACCTCGGCGGGAATCCTCCTACCATTGCGGAGAATACGGCGCTCGCAGTCACCATGACGGCAGGCGATTACATCGCCGCGTACCGCTACATGGACAAGTACGGATATCCGAGTGACATCACGGAGTTCACTGAGTACACCGTCACCACAAATCTCGACGGGCTAAGTTGGACTAGCCTGACTCCGTCAACCCAGTCTCGCGTCAAGTACATCGAGCTTTTCCGAAGCGTAGTCAACGAGCCAAGCAAGCTCTATCTCGTCGCACGAATCGGCAATAATGGTGCCGTTCCGGCGATCACCGGGAATGGCGTTACGACAACGCTAACACTGGAAACCGGGCATGGACTGATTGTCGGTGCGTCAATCACAGTGCCGACCATCTTCACGGCAAAGCGTGTCGCGACCGTCTCGGCAACGAGCGCGACCGTGCTGGGCTCATACAATTCATCGGCCACCGACAAGACGTTCACGACGGTCGGGTTCTTTGACGACGAGTTCACTGACGACGAGCTTCTTGACGCAGGGCAATACCAAGAGAACGTGCTTTCAGTCTTCAGTCCGGACGACACGATCTACGCACGCTCATTCGGGCTGCCGCCTGACGACAAGCCGTACTTTGCTCAGTACCAAGGCTTCACGTTCGCCTACGGACGAGTGAACTACTCAATCGGAACAGCGACCGCGACTGCGGCTGGATTGACCATTGTCTTAAATGGTGACGCAGACCCAAAGACGGAATGGGCAGGCCGACAGATCATTCTCACTGCAACCGCAGAGCGATACACGATCATATCAGTGAACGAAGGAACGAATACGCTCACGGTCGATAGGCTGATTCCGACAACCAGAACGACGGTTGCCTATGTCGTTACGCCTAACCCGCAGCGAGCAAACCTTCTCGCGTTCTCAAGTGGGCCGGGCTACAACGAGGCGTTCTTGTCCACTGACGGACTTCGAATTCAATCAACGGCAGACTCGACCGATCTTGAAACCGGACTCATGCAGTTCGGCCCGTATCTGTACGCACTGCATGAATACCACATGCACCAGATCGTGTTCCAATCGCATCCGAGACTCGACGGTCAGGCGAATCTAGCTGGATACCGCGGTGCCGTAAACAACCGATGCTGGACGCTGGCAAACGGCATCGCCTACCTGATGGATCAGATGGGAGGATATCGAATCTCGGGGCCATGCTGCCCTGACGATATCACTTCGCTGGCGATCAAGAACATCTTCAAAGACACGGTAGACTGGTCGATATCTTCGAAGAAATGGTACTTCCTTAGCCATGACCCGCAGACGCGAGTCGTCAGGTATCACGTCAAGTACACGACCGACACCGGCACGATGCCGAAGCGAGCCCTCTGCTACAACACGCAGACCGGCGAGTGGTGGGAAGAAGAGTACCCGTTCGAACTCTCAGGATCAGCGGTAATCGAAGTCGACGGCAAGCAGCGTCTCGTTTGCGGAGGCGAGGACGATCAAGTCCTCATGTTCGGAGACGGGGTATCCGACTGGATTGAAGAGCCAGTCCGAGTCGAAGTTAGCGAGATGGGCGTAGCAACCGTGCAGGTTGGGGCCGTCACGAACACGACCAGCGCGGTGTCTTCAGGGTTAATCGGACTCGGCATCACTCTCGACAGTGTCGGCGACACCGTGACGTTCGACCTTTACGCGACCTCCAATGTCTTCACTGGATTCGCACTCGGAGCCACCGTAAACGAATACATGATGGTGGTCGAGAACGCAGATGGGCTTCGCCTTCTGCTCGACGTAACAGCCATCTACTCAAGTCCGACTCCGAACGCATGGAGAGGATTTGACGCAACAGTGTTCAAGGCAGAGTTCTATCCAATCAACGGACAGCAACTGACGGTTTCGATCCACCGGAGAACCGTAGTAGACACAGTCGCAGACCCGTTCACGACGGCGATGGTTGGTGCGAGCTTGGCAATCATTGAAGGCACCGGAAAAGGCGGTACTGCTAAGGTCCGCACCAGATTAGACGCAACGAGCATTGAAACCGAAGACGAGAGCTTCGACTGGGAGATTGACATCACATCGGTCGTGGTTGTGGGTGGCATTCCCGCATCACTGAAGACCGGAATGCTCGCTCTACTTGCCGCAGGATCAGAGGACGGGCGAGCCTCGCCAGTGGCGGTCCCGCGAGAGTGCCGGGTACTTATCGAGCCTACGTCGATGGAGACGTACGTTGCCCTGCAAGTGTTCATGAACTACGAAACCGACCCACAGCCGATACCGTTCAGCATTCCAAGCAATCGCGGCCTGACGTACGACAGCGACCTAGACTGCGTCCTGATCAACACCAAGTCCGATCAGTTCGTGCGAGGCGAAGACCCAGGCGTAAAGATCATTTCTCTCGATGAGCCAGTGAATGACGAAGCGATCAGTGACCGGCATGTCGCGATCAGTCTCTACGTCATTCAAGGCATGGACGCGATCTCGATTCGGGCACTCGACTTTTCCGGATACGGCTAATGTTCCCGTTCCTCAGTAAGCTGATTCCGCGTGCCACTAAAGCGGCTTGTCTCATCAAAGACGAGGCGACTCGGGACGCGATCACGAATCTCGCGAACTACATTTCGCAGACACTGGGAAACAGCAATTCAGAGCTTGATCACGAAGGGCAAGTGAGGCTCCGCGACATCATCGTGCGCGGAAGTGTGACACAGCTTGGCGACACCGAGACGTCGACGTTCAACGGCCCGGTGACGCACAACGGCGACGTCATCTTCAACGGCGACACGATTACGATGTCGACGACGATACAGCAGTTGCTCACGGTGATGCCGGTGCAGCTAACGACGGCCATGTCGAGCGGCTCTGCGTCAGCTAGGTTTTGTATTGATTCCGGAGGCAGCTACATTCCTGATGGGCCGACGTTCACGGTGTACGACCCAACGAAGCTGGCATGGAACGCTTTTACGGGGCAACAGGGATGGGTGAAGTACGACTTCG